GACCGTATCTGTTTGCAGTGCCAATCAGCGGGAACCCAATCACCGCTTGAAGCGTCGGAATCATACTCTGCGCCTTGCTCGTACACCGCATACATCAGTAGCACAGATTTCATGTCTCTCAAGGTCTTGGTATTGTAGATACCTGACAGCTCCTGATTGATTATGGTCTTGGTCAGATTGAATCCTGACAACTGCTCAGAGATGAAGGTACTATTCCTGTACTTCTCCAATAGTTCTCTCACATCCATTTACGCACTTTTCGCTCCTTTCTGGCTATTACGCACTCGACTCTTGACATCAGCTAATTCATAGGTGTCCAAAGCGTACCAGAGAGCCGAGAACGTATGCGGGTCTATGTTGAATTCGTCATAGGTCATCTCGTCTGTTCTGGGGTCTTTGTAATATGTTAAGTCCTTCAGCTCTCGCCAACAGTTAGGGCAAGCAGAGGACACATAGATGTGCTTGAAGCGCTTGATTTTACGTGTATTGGCCAGCCTGCTACCCGCAAACTTGTGGCACTTGCGCATGCGGAACCCTTGCAAGTTGTAATAGGTTATGGCTTTTGGGTCTTCGCAGTCTGCCGTTATCAATACAGGCTTGAGGTTAGATATTTCTTGTGCTGTCTGGTCATCGGTCATCTTGTTTTTGTAGTACTCGTAAAATATGTAAAGGCTCTGGGTTGCTTCGTCAACGGCACAACCGATTACAGCATTATAACTTTTCTCAAAGCCGAAGTCCATACCATAGTACCTACTGGTCTCAGGCAGGGAGCCCACAATCTTTTCAACATCTTTGGCGTTGAGTCTAGAAAGCTGTGGCAATACCTTGGTTCCATTGGCGCCATATCTACCGAGCTTGGCCACACGGTAGAGGTCTGGGTCGTAAAGGCGCATCTCTTCCAGCTCGTCAAAATAGCTCTGAGGCAGAAAGAGGTTATCCTCTGGCAGAGAATGATGGTAGTACACTCCGTGCTTGACGAGGGTCTTTTTGGCATAGAGCAGTTCTGGGTCAAGTATCACAGTTTCGTGCTCTCTATCTATGAAGAAGTGCTTGAAAGTCCAATTCTCTTCAGCCACAGGGTTCCAGCTCAGTATAAAATGTAAGCTCAAGGACGGATGTCTCACACGTCCACGCAACTCCTTGTAGCCCTTGTATTTTACCTCGCTTGCCTCCTCTATCCACACTATTGACACTCCGTTGATTGACTTGAGCTTTTCAGGCTTGTCCATCCCCTTGAAGATAATGGTAGACCCATTGGGGAATACAAGTTTCATTGGACTTTCCTTGGCCACAACCTTGTTACGGCTGCGCTTACGACCATCGTCAGACAGCAAGTCCATGTCTTCCAATATTTCCTTGAACAGGTCGAAGCAGCTGTCTTTGATAGTCTCATAAACCTCACGAATTACCAGAGCTTTCCTTTTCTCCTTCAGGAGCTTCAGTATCAGCTTCAGCGCAATATGATAGCTCTTACTGCTTCCGTACCCACCCATGAGGAGGTAGGTCTTGTAATTCCAGTCAAATATGAAGTTCTCAAACCGAGGATTGACCTCTTTTTCAATAACCATAGCAGCCTCAAAAAATAACAGGGGAGACAGCTCCAGACGAATTCTACTCACACCAACTCAAGAAGGATTTATACCATAAGCCATATGTTTCCTGCTGTGACCCCTGTTATTAACAAAGTTTAATCATCTTTTGTCTTGCGAACAATGTGAATTTCCACATCGCTGTCTTCACCGCCATCAAGCAGCTCGTACTTGAGCTCAAGCTCTTTGTACTCCTTCCAACGACGGAACTCTGCATTCTTGTCGTCAAGCCGTTCTTTATGTGTAGCCCAGTCAAATTTTGCGCTTAAGATGTATTGCGCACCACGTTGTCCATCCCTATCATAAAGGCGGGACTCTGCGTACTCCTCAACCGCTTGTCTGGCTCGGCAGAATATTGTAGAAAACAGATTTTCGGGATTATCCTCGGCAGGGTTGTCATACTTGCCAGAGCAGTAGTCCTTGAAATTTGTGGTAAACAGACCCATATATCTTGAAAGACCCGTGAGTGTGTACGGCTTTACTTGTACATATACAACCTTGCCATCATCCCCATACACAACCTCACCTTTCCTGTCAATCAGTGGACCCATACAGCTACGGAAGTACTCCTCAATCTTCTGTTTGGCAAGGTCTGGGTCGGTGTATTTGGGCTTGACCCCAGCATTCAGAGCAATCATTGGAGCTGGCCAATGCCGTATGTTCCTGAAGTCAAAGTACCAGATGGTCTTACCATCTCTCTCACGCTTTTTGTACCTTATGACTGGAGACTCCAGTTTTTGTAATGCTCTCTGAGCGCATACATCCATAAACTTTACAAAATGCCTTTCTGTAGTACCAACAAACTCTGTAAATTAC